TGAAGTAGCAACCATAACAACCCCTAGAGCTACTATAGCAGCCGTAGCTAAATAGATAGGATTGAGTAGCATAGCAGCGTTAAGCAATATCCAGGCATCCCTAGTGCCTTTAATACCAGCTATAAGTTTAGGGATAGCTACTAGCAACGGACCTACTACAGCGAGCAAGCCTCCTATTACTAGGATATTCTTTTTAGTTGAATCTGAAAGCTGTGTAAATCCTTGCGCTAACCCTATAATACTATCTAGTATTCTGTTTACAGCTGGGAGCAAGTCCTCAGCTAGAGCAGCGCCAGCAAGTTTTAAGTTGTCCAGGGCTGTGCTAAACTTTCCTGTAGCTGTTTTAGAAAGCTGCTCCATAGCTCCATTAGCCAGTCCTCCATCCTCGTTAAAGCTTTTAAGAGTAGCATTGAACTGCTCTACGCTTACAGCTCCAGCTCCGAGCTCTGAGGGTAGTAATCCTGTAGCATCTGATAGCGCCTTAAAGATAGGGATACCCCTCTCAGCTAGTTGGTTTAAGTTCTCTAGCTCTACCTTACCCTTAGCATTAACCTTCGCGAAGATAGCCGCTATCTCATTAATGGGCTGGCCTGTAGTGGCTGCTATATCTCCTAAAAATTGCAGCTGCTCATTTACCTCAGAGAGTTTAGTTCCTGAAGCTATAAGCTGCCTAGCTGAAGTAGCAACCGCATCTATCTGGAATGGAGTCTTAGCTGTGAACTCGTTGAGCTGCTTCATCATGTCAGCCGCTTGCTTAGCTCCTCCTGTTAGAGAGATAAAGCTAACTTCCATCTTTTCCAGGTCTGCAGCGCTCTTAATAGCCATAGCCCCAATGCCTAAAATAGGAAGCGTTATAGCTCTAGTCATCTGCTGACCTAGAGCCGTAAAATTAGAAGTCATAGAGCGCATGTTACGCTGTACTCTACCGAGGCTCTTATTTAGATCCCTAGTATCTGCTCCTATCCTTACGACTAAATCTCCTAGCTTTGCCATTACTTTTTATTTTTCACCAAGCTTTGGAGCATCCTGCGCCCGTCTAGCTGTAGCTTATTCTTTTGCGCTGCTTTCTCCCAAGGGAAGACAGCTAAATCTTTCGGGGTAATCTTCGCCCCTTTCTTTGTGTGTACATTTAAGAGTAGAGCTGTTTGCCATCTAGTGCGCTCCCAGTCTGAGCGCTCCCGGATCTCTTCGCTTTGTCTCTTACCACGTACTGCATTACCGAGCTCCTCGAATGTTAAAGAGTAAAGGGCTGCTGGAGCTAAACCTAATAAGCCTAGCCCCAGCTCCTCTATCTTGTTCCATGTCAAGGGATCGCCTTTATCTTTTTTTTTGATTCAGCTTTTGAGTCTCCGCCCATTGCCTCCTCCATAACTTTGACTAACTTAGGTAAATCTTGTACCTCGATTAATCCTAGCCACTCATCTACACTCAAATTAAAATCCATCCCTTGAGCCGCACAGCCATCAACCACAAAGTAGTAAATAAGCTCAGGGATTAGAGTAACATCTGAAGCGTCAACCTCTACGACCTTAACCCCTGTAGCTTTCTCAAAGTTTCGCCAAGCTCTTAAAGTAGCTTTTACGGGATAGCTTTTATTATTGAGTGTAATATTCATTATGAGATAACGCTATATGCTATACTTTCTACTAGCTGTACAGTACAAGAAAACGAAGCATTATCCTCTACGCCTCCAGTAAGGTCTAGTGAAGTTATATATCCTTTAGCTACGTACTCCATATCCCCAGCGTTAGGAGTAGTCCCTGAGCCTACAATTTGAGTTAATTTGATATCTAACTTTGCTTTAGTATTTTGAAAGTCGAAGAGCTCATGCACTCCTACTGTAGCATCGTTAGCAAACATCCCACTAAAAGACATAGTAGCCTCAATCATACCAGGAAGCAAAGCTTTATATCCCGCGTTTGATTTTGTTGTGGTATCTCTCATATCTAAGTTAGTACTTATAGAACAATCTGTTAAATTGTTTACCAGTACTAAAGCGCCCCCAGTTGCTCCTAAAGTTATTTTAAGATTAGAGCCGTTAATTATTCCAGTTGTTTCTGCCATTATTTCTTAGTTTTTTTATTTTTCTTTTTACGCTTGTCGCCTCCGACAATTGCAGTTATCATTAAGTCTATAAACCCGAATATTTTAACCGCTGGATTATCTGACGGTACGAGTGAAAATATAGCCCTCGCTGCTATTAATAAAGCAAACAATATGCTTTGCCAATGATTTAAAATTAAGTCTCCCATCTATATGTTTTTTATTCTTATTGAGTAGTCCTGGATAGCAGCCCAAAGCTTTCTAGCTTCGTTAACATCCATTTGCTCGTTTACGTAGTTAGTGCTCTGTATCTCTATCGTGTTATACGTTCCTGTCTTTCTATCTAGAGCAGCTCTTACGCTCACCCCTAAATCAACAGCTTTGTTGTAAGTATCCTGGAAGCCGTACACCTCTATATTAGCTGTGTCTATATCTCCGTTAGTATTCTTAGTCTCACTCGGTGAATTACTTACTACAGAATACACGATATAAGGGGCGTCTATATCTGGAGGGGCGAGCTCAGGGAAGATCTTATTTACGGCCATCTCTTCTACAGACACGTTTGTGATTGAGCCAACAAAATCACCATCAAAAGTAAAAAAGAACTCCGTTCCTGTAGGCTTATTTGAATTTAAATAAAATTCATATTCTCCGTTTGCATTAAACACCTGACTGACCGCAGTAGTCCCTGAAGTTATTACTTTAAAACTTCCAGACGAATAGTCTAAAACTTTGAGGCTTATTTTATAACTTTTATTCCCTAACGTTTCAAAAACTCCACTTTGGTATGCGTAGCCAGTCGGATCGTTTGCAATTAACTTATCCTCTCCTATACTCCACCCCGTTCCAAGTGTCCAGTCCGCACCGAGTTCTTTAACTGTAAAATTAGTTATCTGAGTCTCTGAAAAAGCACTAACACCATAAAAACCAATGTAATTATAATTACTATTAGCAACAAAATACACTTCATTTAAACCAGAAGCTAATTGATTAAATACTAATTGTGCCCCAGTTAAATGTATACTTGATGAAATCCTTACTTGGCAATCGGCAGGACTTAAAGCTTGTGAGCTTGTGAATTGTAATTTATAAGATTTGCCACTTGTAAAAGTTGCCGCACTATAACAATTTTGACCCGAACCAGAAGATATCATTTTTGTAATATCTGAACCGCTTGAAGTAAAAGAAGTAAAATCACTATTTGTCCAAGAAGTAACTAACTCACTTCCCGTATCCGTAAATTTACCATTCTTTACAAGCTCCGTTCCTGTCGGTGAGTAGTCCGTAGTATTAAACGGGAAGTTACTTTGTACGTCCGTAGATTGAGACAGTATGTTGTATAAAGCTTTACCTACCTTCATAGCGTCTTAGCATATTTAGAGAACTCTCTCTTTAATAAGATAAATTGTAGTTTTTCGCTTCTGTTTTTAGTGGCTTTCATACCTCTAGAAAATACACCCGTGTTTTGTGTTCTGTGCTTGCCTCCAAAGCGTTTAGCAAAATCTCCCTTCTCTACAATATGAGCATAGAAGCCATCTGCGTATTTTGTAGTTTTACCTCTCCTACCTATCGCTTTAGTACGTGGACCAGCTAGAATAGTATTACTATCTTTAGATGGCTGCCATGTACCGCTAGATCTCCTTAACTGCCCTTTCTTAATCTTACGACCTCTTAACGAAGTATCTTTGTCCAGGTCTTTTACGTTAGCCTTTAAGTAATTGGCATAAACTCCCCCCACCCTCTCTCCTATAGCCTGAAGCTTCGCCGAGTCTCTAACACTCCATTGAGTAATTTTATCTATATTTTTATAGAGCTGGTTAGCTCCTGTAATAGTAACACTCATTAGTTCTCAAGTAATTCAGTGATTACTCTTAGCTGCTCATTACGTCCTAGCTCCTGTACTCCTAAAATCTGGTATATCTTTGAGTCGTAGCTTATCCTGTACGATGGGGAAAGCAGCGCCACTTGTGAGCTGTTGCGTATCATAAAATTAACGGATTGAAAGCTTACAACTTGCTCTCCGCTATTGCGCTCACTAGCTGAGGGCTTGCGCTCTATAGCAGCCCATACCGTAGCATAGGTACCCCAAGCCACAGTACGCTCTCCGTAATCGTTTACGGTGGAGGTAGGTTGCTGTAGTATTACCCTTCTATCTAGTGCCCCTATATTCATTTCAAGTTAATGAGTCTATAAGGATTAATGATTGCTTTTATACCTAATGGAATAACCGCTGTAATTGTACCCACTACAACCGCCCTTCTGTTCTCGTAGTAGTGAGCTGCGAGCATCTTAATGGCATGAGTTAATGGAGGATTAATGTCGTTTGATACTGTGCCGTTTATAGTTACTCTATTGAATTTATCCTCTACTAGATCAGGAGTATTCTTAAAATTAATCCTCCCAGGCTGTCGGCTTGTATCTGTAAAGTATTTAGAAGCTGCTAAAGTTTGGGTAGCTCCAGCTCTATCTAAGTAAGTTACAGAGCTAACTGTAGCTACCTGATAAGGGAACTCTATAAAGTGGAAGCTGTCTAAATAAAATACATAAGTAGTACTCTTAAAGTGTCTGCCTGTATAGTCCTGGATAGACTGTACGGCGCTGTTTATTATAGCCGTTATAGTTGCGTCTTCGTCTGAATGATCCACACGTAGCCACTCTTTCATATCTGAGAGAGATATAAGATCCGTTCCTGTAGGTTGTGCTGCGTATGTAAAATTCATAATGTAATTTTTTTAATAATAAAAAAGAGGGCGAGCGTTAGACCCGCCCCCCGTTTCTATATATTGTTTTTTTAGATTGCGCCTGTAACTGAAGCGTATGCCCCCGCTTGACGTACATCTACATCGTAGAACTTATTTAAGTGTAGAGCTATCTGAGCTGTACCAGCATTAGAATAAGGATCTACTAAAAGATCTAAGCCTCCAAAATAAGCTAAAATGAGCCCTTGAGCCCAGTCACCGAAAATAATAGAGCCTTTATCTGTTGCGCTGTCTAAAAGGTTTGGAGTAGCTGAAGCCGGGAAGCCGTCAAAGCTTTGTCCTTGCCAGAAAGCATCAATTGAATCAACCGTAGCTAGGTCTCTAGATACTTTCCATCCTGTTGGAGACATAGCCCACTTACAATCTGCAAAGTTTCCACCCTCTGCTAATACTTCTTTTTCCATATTGAAGAGAATAGCTGGGGTTAAAGTTGTAACCGCTGTATTGTTAGCCGTCATTGCTTTAGCAAATGCTGCCTTATCAATAGTTTCGTTAATTCCAGCCGACAACTCACGAGCGATGAGCGTATCTACAGAATTTCCTCCTTGCAAAATTAACTGTTTTGAAAATAGAGTTCTGCTCGCGCAACGAGTAGGCGTTAAATTAATCTCGTCTAACTCCATGCCACTAGCTGCGTCTAGACTCACTTCCGTTTCATCAGTTCCTTCAGCTTTAGCGCTTACTCGTGGGAACTTGAGATTCCCTGTTGCTCCGTGAATTGTTGTAGCTCCTAGCTGCTCGATCATAGTAGGCGCTCGTAGTGCCTCAATTACTCCCGGTACATTAGTAGGAACATATCCTGAGCCGTCTCCTGTTGGGGTTGCTTGGAAGTTGTCAGCTGAACCAGCACGTAGAGCCGCTTCAGGGATTCCGATTTGTCCAGTCATCTGTAAGCCGCGAGCTTGCATCTCAGAGCGTGCCTCTTGAGCCCACTCGGCTTCTGCACCTTCTAAGCCTCTACCTTGAGAGACAGCCTCTACAGCGCGAGATAAAGAGAAGCTTCTGTTCGTGCGGTCCATATCTTTGGCCTCACTTACTGAGGAGCCTGCAAAGTTCGCCTGGCGAGCTATCATCTCCTCGTGTGTAGAGCGTAGCTTAATCTTCTTATCTAAACGTAAAATTTCGCCGTCTAGATAAGACTCTCTCGCCTCCTCTTCATTTGTGAGCTCTCGCCCTTCTGTTTCTGTGAGCTCAACTAGAGCTACGTGCTCCTCGTAGTTTTTACTACGTAGAGTCTTTAATTCATTTAAATTCATTTTTTTACTTTTTACTTTTTTTATTTTGGCGCTGGCTTTTGGCTCAGCTGTTCTTATTTCTTTTGTTGGCTCCTCCTCCTCTCTAGCTACCACAGTCGCCTCTTTATACGCTGGATACGTGACGGGGCTAACGTCCAGTAATTGAGCCACCTCCTCAACCTTCCGCGAGCTCCTATCTTCGCTCCAGCTTTGCTCTTTGATTGTGAACGCAAACGAACTCTGAGAGATATCACCCCTTTGAATAGACTCGTATAGATCTGTCGCATATTGCTGATTGCCTAGTTTTACTCTGTATTTTAAGCCTATGTCATCACTTGTAAGCTCTAGAGTGCCGGCGCTAGTACGTCCTAGCACTAAGCTAGGGTCGTGATTAATGAGCGCTCTTACATCATTCTCTAACACGTTATCAAAAGCGCCCCTAGAGATAGACTCCATGAATGGACCTATATTCGTCTCAGTT